TCTGACATTGTGTATGAGAAAGACCACATGGACAACGACTCTCTTATGGCATCACTCACAGGCACAATCGGTGCATCAAGTGCCGAGTCACTTCATGCTTTCATCAAGTTCGGTGAGCAGACCGAGCCATACAATCGCATAGTATCTGACCCAAGCAAATGCCCTGTGCCTAGCAATCCTGTTGCACAGATCATTACAGTTCTCAAATGTATTACACAAACCAATACACGAGAGCAAGCCGAGTCGGTATGTATCTATGTCAAGCGTATGCGTAAGGAGATGCAGTCGATGTTCTGTAATAACTTAGCGCAGTCTAGTCGTGTCACTAACTTCGTGACTGTTACTGAGTTCCAAAGCATGTTGCAAGATAACAAGATTTACTTCACAGGTAAGTAATATGAAGACAATCATTCATGTCAATCAGCATGTAATAAAAGCCAACGCCAAGAGTGGCAAGCAAGATCCTGTCTTAACTGTTAAGACATATAAGACCAACACCTACGCACACGAGGTATTGATTAAGGGCGATAGCAAGGTAGTGTATTCGCCTGATAAACCATTATCTTGCGGTGCAAAGGTATGGATAGAAACCAACTCACAAGTGGAGGTAATAGTATGAGTAGCGTATGGAAAAAGATGTCGTTAAACGATCGTATCATTTCGTGTCATGTCGATATATCTAATGACCCCAAGTTTGCGGGGTTGTCGGGTGTTGTGTATGTCGGTGATGTCAAGATTGACGAGTCCTGTGAAACCGCAGGCACCAATGGTCGTGATGTGTGGTATGCCCCCTCGTTCATCGAGCCTATGAGTCGCAAGCAGTTGAGGTTCTTGGTATTGCATGAGTCGTTACACAAAGCCTTACATCATTGCTCTACCTATGCTGATCTGTGTAAGAAGTATCCTCGCCTGTGCAATGTGGCTATGGATTATGTAGTCAACGGCACTATCGAGGAAACAGATCCAAAGCATGAGTTCGTTGAACACCCAACATCTGTGCCACCTTTGCTTGACCCTAAGTTCTTTGGTTGGTCATTCGTTGAGGTGTTGCAACATCTGCTCAGGGAGAACGGCGGTAAGGACTATGAGCAAGGCGAGGGTGAGGGCAAGGGTGGTAATGGTAAGCCAATGGATCAGCATGTGATTGGCAAACTAGGCAACGAGGTATCTGCCAAGACTGAGAAGGAAATCACAGAGGCACTACACCAAGGCAAGGTATTACAAAGACGCTTGCAGAATCGTGGCACAGGTAGTCTAGGTAATCCAATCGACAGACTCACCAAGAAGCGTGACACGAATTGGCGTGAGCATCTGCGTGAGTGGGCTACTGCCTTGTGTGAGGGTGATGACTTCTCTAGATTCGCACCGCCCAACAAACGCTTACTGCCCCTCGGTATCATCATGCCTAGCCACTTCAGCGAAAGCACAGGGGAGTTGATTGTTGCCTGCGATACTTCGGGTTCTATGGGGCATCTGTATCCTGTCGTGTTCGGCGAGATTGCTCGTATCTGTGAGAATGTATTACCGCAATCTGTTCGTGTCCTGTGGTGGGAGGGTAGCGTTGTCGGCGATCAAGTGTTTAAGCAACACGAGTATCAGGGTATTGCTAGACTTCTCAAACCCGCCGGTGGTGGTGGCACACGAGTCAGTTGTGTAGCAGAGTATATCGAGGACAACAAGTTGAAGCCTCGTGGTGTTCTCTACCTGACAGATGGCTACATAGAAAGCGATTACAAACTACCCGAGTTCCCTACCTTGTTCGGTGTAGTAGATAACGACCACTTCGTGGCAAGCAAAGGTAAGACTGTTCGCATTTATTCTTAATACAAACGAAAGGAAATACTATGACACGCTTTAATATTGATACATGTGCTATGTTGGTTGAGGTCAATGTTCGCCAATGGACTGCACGCAAGTTGGACAAATCCACTACGGAAGAAGTTGTTAGCACCAAGAAAGCACAGAACAAAGGTGCGGCTCGTGTTAACAAACATCTGCTCGCTGGGCGTAATGAGTTGGAGGTAATCAATCAGCATGTAGGCACTATCCGCACTTATCTCTATGATGTAACTCTGCCTTGGTCTGACTCAGGTTTGCGTTTGCTGACTACTGCCAAGTTCATGGAGTTCAATCAACGCATGCAGGAGTATGAGGATAAGTTCAATCAGTTAGTAGATGATTTCGTAACGGCTTACCCAACTCTTATTACTGCACAGGCGATGGCTCTTGGTGATATGTTTAACCGCACCGAGTATCCCACCGCAGACGACATCAAGCATCGCTTTGAGTTCAGAGTTAACTACATGCCTGTCCCAACCTCGGGTGACTTCCGCATTGATGTAGGCAACGAGGCTCAACAAGAGTTACAAAGTAAGTTACAGAAGTTGGCTGATGAACGCATCGAGCATGCTATGTCTGATATTAAGACACGATTGAAAGATCACCTTGCTCGTATGTCAGATCGCTTGTCGGTTGATACAGTAGGCGGTGAACTCAAGACTCGCATGTTCCATAACTCACTATTAGATACTGCCCACGAGTTATGCGCACTAGCCAAGGATCTCAACATTACACAAGACGCAGAGTTGGAACAGGCTAGGGTAGCGTTGAAGAATGCGATTAGCGGTATTGCGGTTGATGATCTGCGTAAGGACATTCCTACACGCACCGAGGTCAAGAAAGAAGTTGATGCAATCCTTAGCAAGTTTAACTTTTAAGGGGGGTGTATGTTAAATAACCCAATCGTAGTGCGGAATGGAACTGTCGTAGAAGAAGTCCATCGCAGAAGATATAGGCATGGGCGACCAGTGTCAAGAGAAGTTCTGTTTGACAATGTGCTTGACGCATTGGAAAGCAAGCACGAGGCGAAAGCCAAAAAGTTACTTAAGCAAATAGGAGAGAAGAAGTGAATTTATTTTTAGAAGGCAGTAAGCAAGAACCGCCGGCAGAGAAAGAACTGTATAAATGTTACACGCTATACGGCATTCTCTATCTGCCACACTACACGCAAAGCGGTGTGTATGTTAGCCCCATGAGAACCTCGCATGGGCATCATAAATTTTATTTAGAAGGGGAACTAAAACGCATGGGTGCATCACCTAGGAAAGAGTATTTGTTTAAAACTTCAGCAAGGGATGAAAGTGCCAAGTAAAAAGCGTGAGTTGATGGAAACCTATGAGGCAATACATGCTGCCCAAGATAGGATATTAGGAAAGAAGTTTTGTTCGTCATGTCAGAACATGAAGCCTATTGGAACAGGTAAATTTGTGGCAACGGCGAACAAACGAGTTAAGCGGTGGAAGTGCGGTGACTGCCTAGCAAGACAGAGCAGTCGTTTATATGAAAAAAAGGAGATTGTAAATGTCTAAGAAAAGTATTGTAGATTTATTAACCGAAAGCGAAAACACACTCTCGGAGAAGTTGTGGCAGTTATCGTGTGACATAGACGAGATAAGTTACAAACTAGAAACCGCTAGAAGTATCTGCGGTGTGGTAGCGGTCGGTCTTGATAGCGACTCAAACGATGAAAGCGGTGCGATATGGGGGGTGCATGACATAGTTAGAGAACAGAGTCATCTACTAGATGCGTTAAGTACAGATGTTCTCTATATTCGCAAACAACTTAATGAAGCCGAGGAGAAAAAGAAAGGGGCTAAGAAATGACTGAGCAGAAAGCACCTCCGCACATCGTAGATAGTGGGGCAAGCGTTGAGCCTATTCCATTTGCAGGGTGGGTGCAATACAGCGACGATACTGTATTGCCTAAGACTTTAGGGGATATGATTAAGATGAAACAAACCCTAAACGACCCTGTGAATAGACCCAAGCACTACACCGCACACCCAAGCGGAATCGACTGTATTCAGATCACCGAGCATATGGGGTTTTGTTTGGGCAACGCCATCAAATACATATGGAGGGCTGACCTCAAGGGCGAGAGCATTCAAGACCTAGAGAAAGCCATTTGGTACATCAAGCGAGAGATTGAAAGGAGAAAGAAATGATTGAAATTCTTGTAGCCTACATGCTCTACGAGGGCGAGGCTGATGTAGTGTGGTGGTTGTTATATGCCGTTGTTTTGTTTGGTAAATTCTATTTTGTCATGCAACAACAAAAGGAGAAACGGCGTGAGCTACATGGTGTATGATGAAGAAGGTGAACTGATGCGAGTTGTCGGCAGGCAAGAAGAGGCTAGGCAAATTGCACAGGCTAGAGAGGGTTGGACATTTAAGTGTGTTCGTAAACCTAAAGAAACGATTGACTTAACTGAATTTGAGGAGGCACCATTTTGAACTACCTAGAAGCTGAAAAGATACTTCGTAAAAATCTAAACCCAATTCCAAGAAGTTATAGCGAGGCGGTTAAAGACGCAGACTATGCGACTGGCATGTGGCGTTGTGAAACTGATTGGGATAGAACTAAAAATTTGTTTGTTGTTATTGGGGGAGTGGCTCTTGCACTCCTTATGTTTGGCAGTCTTGTTTATGGACTTTTTGTTTGGATTGACCTATGGACGAACTAAATAGAGAAGATGTAGTTGTGCTATCTGAAAAAGCCGGCTTTGGTATGAATGAAATACGAAAAGATATTGTTAAGTTTGAACGGCTTGCATGGTTAGTTCAGCGTGTATGTGAGGAGGAATCAAATGAGATTTTGCCCCGAGTGCAGTGAAAAATTAATGACCACGCAAACTAGACAAGCAAGTCAGTCAGAGTTTTGGACTCGTCGTAGAAAGATATGCGTGTGTGGATTTAGGATAACTACCTATGAAATACCTGCAAGTGAACTAACCATAGAAAAGGCAGACGAAGATGACACCGGAAGCGAAGGTGAAAAAGAAAGTAGTAACGCTTCTTAAAAAGCGTGGTGTGTATTACTTTTACCCTGTGATGGGGGGTTTTGGGCGTAGCGGTATTCCTGATATTGTGTGCTGTTGCAAAGGACATTTCATTGGGATTGAGTGCAAGGCAGGCAGTAATAAGCCAACGGCTCTACAAGAACTAGAGATGCAGAAGATAAGAGATGTGGGTGGCACCACGCTTGTAGTGAACGAAGATAATTTGAACGATGTAGAGGAAGTACTTAACCTTATAGAAAGTAATTATGGAAATAGTAACGACAAAAGACGTAGCGATTGACCAAATTAAACGCTCAATCTCTGAGGCAGAAGGGGACTCCAATGTGTCCATCGTGGTTGTGTTTGCCAATAGCGAAACCAACACAGTAAAAGTATTGGGGCTAAACATTGACGAGATGGAAGTGCCTCTTTTATTAACCGAAACGGCATCCGAAATTGGGCAACGAGTTTTAGACCAACTTGAAAACAGGACAATAAACTAGATGAAACGGAAAGATTTGAGAGAAATGGACACAGGACTCTTTGATGATGTTCAAATCAATAACCCCGACAGAGACAAAGCATGGGAAGCATTTATTAAACGCAAAGATGTTGAGGGTTGGGCGGTTGATAAAGAAGGTTTTCCTTTGAATGGCTTTTACGATGTATGGTGCATCGCATGGAGTAAGGGTTGGGATACTGGAGCAGACCGAATAGCGGAGTTGGAAGCAAGGCTTAAACAAGAGTTTGACTACGCTGAAAAACTATTAAAGGAGAAAAAATGAAAATAGAAATTAAGATTACTAAAGAACACGAAGACGGCTCTGCCGATGCAAAGATTTCTTTTGATAAGTTAGGTATGCAAACCTTGATTCAATGGGGTATGGTTGCCATGCTTGAAAATGCAATAGATAAATACGCTACCGAAAAGCAACTAAAAGAAATTAAAAAAACTAAAAAGAAGTCTAAAGAAATTGATCTAGATGGGCGTTGCTAATGAAAACATTAGTCTTGGATTTTGAAACACGGTGGGATAGCAAGGAATACACGCTAAGCAAACTAACTACTGAGGAGTATATTAGAAGCCCTAAGTTCAAAGCGTTTGGACTAGGGTGGAAATGGTTTGGCGAAGATAAAAAAGAATGGGTTACGCACGATGACATTCCTGCTTGGGTAAGTTCATTAGATTGGGATAACACCAACATCCTAGCCCACAACGCTCAGTTTGATGTGTCGATACTCGCTTGGGTATACGGCGTGCGCCCTAAATTCATACTAGATAGCCTGTCAATGGCTAGGGCTTTGCGTGGGGTGGAAGTAGGCAATAGCCTAGCGACTTTAGCAAATGAGTTCGGACTACCACCCAAGGGGCAAGCGGTGCATAGCACTAACGGCTTGGCTGAGATTACTTTTGAGATGGAGAAAGAGTTGGCAGAGTATTGCCTACACGATGTGTTTCTCTGCGAGGAAGTATTCAAACGCTTGGTTAAGGGCTACCCCAAAAACGAGTTAAAGCTGATCGACATGACACTTAAGATGTTTATAAATCCGGTGTTGGAATTAGACAAGGAGATATTAGTTGAAGCTATCGAAGTTGAAAAAACCAAGAGGGAGGCTCTTTTGGAGAAAATTAACATTGAGGAGTCGGCGCTTGCTAGCAACACTCAATTTGCTGAAGTTCTTGAACGACTCGGCGTTGTACCGCCAAAGAAAATTAGCAAGACGACTGGGAAAGAAACTTATGCTTTCGCTAAGAATGATGCGTTATTCCAAGCGTTGCTTAACAGCGACAACGAGGATATTGCGCTTATATGTGAAGCTAGACTCAAAGTCAAATCAACGTTGGAACGCACGAGAGCGCAAAGATTTCTCGACATATCAGAACGAGGTACGCTACCTGTCCCGCTTAACTATTACGGCGCCCACACAGGTCGTTGGTCTGCGTCAAAAGGCTCGGGGCTTAATTTACAAAACCTCAAAAGGGGATCTTTCTTACGCCAAGCTATCAAAGCGCCGAAAGGCAAAACCCTTGTGGTCTGTGACTTGGCTCAAATCGAGCCGAGAGTGTTGGCATACTTGGCAGACTATGAAAACCTCCTCGAAATCTTTACTTCGGGGCAAGATGCGTATGCGTCTTTTGGTGCGCAGATGTTCAATATCCCGGGGCTTACAAAAACCTCGCATCCTGACCTAAGAC